TGCGTGGTGCTATCGAGGAGTTCTCATCCAACTGTTCATTCATCTTCACATGTAACTTTAAGAACAGAATCATTGACCCGATTCATTCACGTTGTACCGTTATTGACTTTAAAATCAATGGCAGTAAACAAAAGATGGCTGCAGGATTCTTTAAACGTGTTGAATGGATTTTAGAACAAGAAGGTGTTACATACGATAAGCAAGTGGTTGCTGCCGTTATCACCAAACATTTTCCCGATAATCGCCGTGTTCTGAACGAACTACAACGTTATAGTGTTAGTGGCACAATCGACAAAGGCATCTTGGCCTCGGTTTCTGATGTACAGATGAGTGAACTGGTGTCTTCTATTATGAACAAGGACTTCGCTTCTTGTCGAAAATGGACTACAAACAACCTCGACAACGATATCACCAGAATCTTTAGAAACATCTATGATTCATTGTATGAGAAGTTGAAACCCAACTCCGTACCACAAATGGTACTAATTTTGGCTAAGTATCAATATCAGTCAGCCTTTGTTGCAGACCACGAAATCAATTTGATTGCCTGCCTTACAGAACTAATGGTTGAATGTGAATTCAAATGAGTCCGTTCGACTATGCCGATTACATCCTGAGAAAGAAGGTGCCGGATGGTGAATTGGACTACAAAGATTATGCACCTTTCCTAATCAATAGGTCTCTCTCCAACCACTTAGATTGTGTCTTGTATGTCAATGACATGAACTTGTGGCCAGGTATTGACAAAGACATGCAATACCAGTATCTTCTAAATAGTATCAGGCCTATGAAACGTAAATTCGTTCCGTGGCAGAAGGCCGATTCTGATAAGGATATTGAGTGTGTGAAAACCTATTTTGGTTACTCTAATGCCAAGGCCAAAGAGGCCCTACGTATTCTTACTGATGAACAAATCGCTGATATAAAAACAAAAATAGATACAGGCGGAGTGAAGAATAATGATAGACATTAAAGATTTAGTTGAAGTGACATTGGATGACAAAGATGATTTTTTAAAGGTACGTGAGACACTGACCCGTATTGGTGTCGCCTCCAAGAAAGACCAAACATTATACCAATCTTGCCACATACTCCACAAACGTGGTCAATACTACGTGGTACATTTCAAAGAACTATTTGCCTTAGATGGCAAAACAACAGACATTACCGAAAACGACCTATCACGCAGGAATGCTATTGCAAACCTATTGGAAGATTGGGACTTGGTAAAGTTAGTCAATAAAAAACAAACCGAGGTGCCACCACCTATTTTCTTGTCACAGATTAAAATATTGTCACACAAGGAAAAGAGCGACTGGCAACTTACACCAAAATATAATATTGGTAAGAAACCAAATGGTGGTTGACAACTAGTATAAATACTGATATAATAGTCCCATCGGGATGGGAAAAAGGTGCTCCACCTACCTTAGGAGCGTATTAAAACGGACAGACGCACTGTCACTGGATAACGTAACCAGTACCTAACCGATACGCCTTCGGGGTATCAATTTTTTAATCTCGCTTTTAGGAGAAAACTATGACAAATCTTATGAAAGATTTTTTCGGTTCTGACTTTGGTAAAATCCAACCTTTCACTGTAGGTTTCAATGACACAATGGACCTCATGCGTGAAGCTGCAGCGGCTGCATCTAAAGCCGTATCTTATCCTCCATACAACATCAAACAGGTAAAAGAAAACAAGTACGTCATTGAAATGGCTGTTGCTGGTTTTGCTAAGTCTGACATTGAGATGACTTTGGAAGGAAATAAACTAGTAATCAAAGCTGCAACAAAAGACGCAGATGAAGAAGAATATTTGTACAAAGGCATTGCCAACCGTGCATTTGAACGTACCTTCACTCTCGCAGACAAAGTAGAAATTAAAGATGCAGAATTGATGAATGGTATGTTGAAAATTTGGCTAGAAAACATGGTCAAAGCACAAGACGCCATTAAGAAAATTTCTATAAAGGAAACGGTAGAAAAATGATTCAAATAATTACCTCTTTACTTAAACGTATAAGTGGTGATTATGGAAACAATTTAGAATCATATATCACCAGTAGAAATCCTCAAAATGAGGGCGACATTGAGCGCTTCACCCGTGATTATCATTTTCATATAACTCAAAATAGGTACTAAAATGAAAAAATTATTTACAAGTATACTTGAGGCCATAGAGGCTATCAAACAACACAGGTCGGGACCCGGCCTTAAAGGTAGATAATTACCACAAGGGGTCTTGACAGACCCCTTTTTTTATTGTATAATTGAGACATTATGAAAACTGAAAAACAATACATCAAAAAAGTACGTGTAAAAACCACGTTGGAGAATTACTACGTTTGTTCACCAGAGACTAAAGAGATTGATGGGGTACAATTCGTTTACGTAATCAAAAACATTGGTATTAGGGAAACGCCTAAATTAATGCGGAAAGAATCATTAGAATATATCAAATAAGGGCCGATAGCTTAATGGTAAAGCAGTGAACTCATAATTCATTGAGTCTAGGTTCAATTCCTAGTCGGCCCACCATTTTTATTAAGGAGTATCATGTCTATTACAATTAAAAACCTTGAGGCTGCATTGGCTGGAGAAAGCCAAGCGCACATCAAGTATCGTTACTTTGCAAAGATTGCTATGGAAGAAGGTCATGAGGAAATTGCCAAACATTTTTGGCACACCGCTGACCAAGAATTACTCCATGCATGGGGTCACCTTGAGTTGTTGATTGGTAAACCAACTACCAAAGAATGCCTTGAAATGGCCATCGAAGGTGAAACATATGAGTTTACTACAATGTATCCTAATATGAAAAAGGATGCAGAGATAGAAGGTAACAAAGAAGCAGAACGTGAAGCTGCACACCAAATTGCAGAAAGTCACACACATGCGGAAGAATTCCGTGCAGTTCTTGCTAAGGCAGAGAAGAAATTTGCAGCATTGGCTAAGATTGAGAAACGTCATGCAGCTGCATATCAACAAGTATTGGAGAAACTATAATGGATCATGTATGTGTGGTTTGTGGCCATGTCCACGATGATGAAAAAGAAGGCGCATGGGATACATTACCAGATGATTTCACTTGTCCAGAATGTGATTGTGGTAAAGAAGACTACGAGGTCCTGTGAAAGATAAATTTCGTAATGCATATATGAAAGTGGCCGAGACATTTGCAGCATTGTCCTCGGCTCGTAGACTTCATGTTGGTGCTATTGTAGTAAAGGACGACCGCATCATAAGTATTGGTTATAATGGTATGCCTTCTGGTTGGGATAACAACTGTGAAGATAAAATCTATTGTGATGATGGTGATTGTTTAGAACAACAGTTACCAAAAGAATCAGATACATGGAAAAAATATAAACTTAAAACCAAACCAGAGGTGCTTCATGCGGAAACAAATGCAATCGCTAAGTTGGCAAAGTCTACCGAATCTGGTATGGGTGCTACTATGTTTATCACCCACGCTCCATGTTTGGACTGTGCCAAACTTATCTACCAAAGTGGTATTAGCAGTGTTCTATATCGGAACTCTTATCGGAGTGATGATGGTATCCAATTCCTACAAAAAGCAGCCGTTTGGGTGGAAAAAATCTAATACTCCTAAATAACTGAGGGTAATTGTGCCCTTAGGAGACCAGGATGATTATTCGTGTGGTTAACTGTCCAGACAAAGATTTTAAGCCCTTTGTTGAAAGAGCTGCCCAATTCTTCGCCAAAGAATTAATACCTAATACACGGATAAGGAATAATTGTGCAACTGAAATTAAATTTTGTACAAAGATAGATGAATATGGTTTTGCTAGTATTGAAGATTACAATACACAAAAACAACCTCGAAAATTCCTAATAGAAATAAATCCAAATATTGGATCCAGAAGAATACTGGAAACTTTGGCACATGAAATGGTTCATGTGAAACAATACATTGATGGTGAAACGAATGATGAGTTGACCCGATGGAGAGGTAAACGGGTTGATCCAGACAAAATAGATTATTGGATTCAGCCATGGGAGATAGATGCTTACGGCCGTGAACCAGGACTACTTACGAAGTTTGCTATATCTGAACACTTGTGGGAAACGTTCTCCGACTTTGTTGATCCATCCGGTCCAATAAATTATAATCCGATTGCATGGAAAAAAGAATAAAAATATGTCGCATCCAACTCAACAAGAATTTGTTAAAAAATTATCAAACGAATTTCCACAAAATTTTAACAACATAAAGATGCTGGAGGTTGGAAGTTTAAACATCAACGGTACAATGAGAACTCATTTTACAAATTGTGAATATGTTGGTGTTGACGTTGATGCAGGAAAAGATGTTGACTTGGTTTGTGAAGGTCAGCTTGTCGACCATGCTGATGGCACATATGACACCACAGGTTCTTGTAATTGTTTCGAACACAATCCACATTGGATAGAAACATTTCAAAACATGTATCGTATGACCAAAAAAGATGGATTAGTTTTTATCGTAGTACCAACAACAGGTTATCCTGAACATGGTACATCCAATAAAGCACCAAATGATAGTCCTTTAACCATTGCAAAAGGTTGGGAATATTACAGTAATCTTACAGAAGAAGATTTTCGTAAAAACTTTGATATGGATAGTATGTTTCATACCTACAAGTTTGAAACAAATAAGACTCCCGAATTATTTTTTTACGGATTTAAAAAATAATTTTAAAAACCGCTTGCCAAGACATAAAAGTTCCTATATAATAACACTATGACAAATTTTAAACACATATCCTTTACGTTACAGCCAGAGTATCGCACAATTAATTGTGGTGATAGCTCATGGGCGCCGACTGGGTTTTGTGTAAAGAGAGAGAACTAATACATAAGTTCTAAAAAAGACTCCAAACACAAGACCCTAGACCTAAAAAATCTAGGGTTTTTTGTTTGTTGTTTCAATACAACACAGTGGTTGCCAGGTCATCGAATCTGGTATACAATACACACTGTTCTTTAAAAATTTGTCGTAGTTTATTGGGGTATAGCATAGTGGTAGTGCTGCGGACTTTGAATCCGTAGGTCCTTGTTCGATTCAAGGTACCCCAGCCATATAAAAACACATTAGAGATAAGCAGGAACTGGTTCGAAACAGGTCGCCTCGTTTAGTGTGTTTCTATATGGAAGATGATGCAGCGGGGTTGGTCCTGCGACTGGCCTTGAAAACCAGGTTCTCAGAAATGGGATGGGGTTCGACTCCTCCGTCTTCCGCCAAACATAGAAGGTTGCCCGAGTGGTTAAGGGAGCAGTTTGCTAAACTGTCGTTGCGAAAGCGGCGCATCGGTTCGAATCCGATACCTTCTGCCAAAACATGCCAGCGAGACTTGACAGTCAGAGAGTCCTTATAAGACTTTTAGCGCCAGATTAGCGTTCTTGAGAGGGTTTGATTCCCTCCGCTGGTACCAAATGAAAGATGATTATGTGGAAAATTAAAATTGAAAATGGAATAATATTAAATGCAAGTCCAACATTGGAAGATGCAATGAATTTTGCAAAAGGTTACGGCAAGTTTGTAACCATCACCAATGACGAAATGGAATTTGTAGGTAAATTCGGTGTTGATACTATCAAGGACGGAAAGTGTCCTGATGGAGTTGATTACACTTGGATGAAACGAAGAAATATGTAGGTGTGACCCGAAAGGCTAGGGAGCAGATTGCAAATCTGTTACATGCAGGTTCGATTCCTGTCACCTACTCCAAACATGTTGTAGAAATACAACAGTACTGGTTGACAATGATTCATGGTTGTGTTATACTTCATCTATGAATTGAGAAATCAATCAAACGTTCTTTAAAAATTTGTTGTAGTTAATGCTCCGTTCGTCTATCGGTTAGGACGCTGCCCTTTCAAGGCGGAAAGACCAGTTCGATTCTGGTACGGAGTACCATTTGTTTTGTTGACGTAAGCGCTTGAGTAAACGTCAACTCTAACTAACTATGTATATAAACGGTAATGCTGCAGCTAAGTCCGTTGAGCATAGCAAATAGTGCGTCAGCAAAACAAATGGTAGTTATGGGGGTATAACTTAACGGCTAAAGTAGTAGGCTTTTAACCTATTAATCAGAGTTCGATTCTCTGTGCCCCTACCATAAAAATTTGGAGACACGGCAAAGTGGGAGAGTTGCGGCAGACTGTAAATCTGTTCCTTCGGGTGAGTAGGTTCGAATCTTACTGTCTCCACCAAATCCCGTTACTATTTTCGTTAAAATAGCGTTTGATTAGCGATAGAGATCCGGTGGCAGAAAACCGTAAGCGTGAGGATGGAAACTACCCTTAACAGGCTCTGATAGGCAGAATCTCAACTGCACACAGACTTTGAATAAATGAGATGGACAGAGTAACTGCTCAATTAAGGGCTTGTGTGGAAACAAGTAGCTTATACTAATTTGGTCTTAAAGTGTTCATGGACGCACATCAGCCTGTCACGCTGAAAGAAGGGGATCGTTACCCCTTAAGACCGCCAAATAGTTATTGTGAAGGAAAAAAATGAATATAAACGATATGGTTGGAAAAGTATTCACATCGGTGACACAAGATGGTACTGAAATGGTATTTGTTAATGATACTGAAAGATTTAAATTCTTGCACTGGCAAGATTGTTGCGAATCAGTTTACATTGAAAGTGTTGTAGGCGATTTATCAGATTTAGAAGGTGAACCACTTTTGATTGCTGAAGAAGTATCTGGTGAAATACCAGAACCTAAAGAAGATGAATACATTGAATCTCGCTCATGGACATTTTACAAATTTGCTACACGCAAAGGTTATGTTGATGTTCGTTGGTTAGGAGAATCAAACGGTTACTATTCCGAATCAGTAGATTTAGAATATGAGTTAGTATAAAGAATATTCCAGAGTAGCACAGCGGTAGTGCAGTTGACTGTTAATCAATTGGTCGTAGGTTCGATCCCTGCCTCTGGAGCCAATACGTTCCGCTTGGTTAGCGGATACTGTGACCCGCAGGATAAGAAGTGAGGTGACTCTCAAGGGTGGTACCACTCTTACCGAAGTGGCGCTGGCAATGCGAGAACGGTCCTGGTCGGGAAGCGGGTGGAGGTCGTGCGTGATGAAAGATTAATTGGAGTAAAATCTGACCAAATTTCTGATGCGATATAATTACCGCCGCAGGACGCAGAGCATTTTATTTCGCCCTATTAGTATAATGGCATTACACCTGTTTTGTAATCAGGTTACGGCAGTTCGATTCTGTCATGGGGCACCAGTTTTTCTCTCTGAAGCGTTATCAGGTTGCGTACACGGTTTGGGGCCGTGTGGTCAAGGTTCGAATCCTTGCAGGGAGACCAGTTTTTTTGGGGGCAGCAGTGGGCTGCGGCGTTCCCTTGCAAGGATCGTGACTAGAAGGATTCGATTTCCTCGGCCTCCACCAATTAGGTTCAGTAGCATAGTGGCAGTGCAGCATCTTCATACGGTGCGTTGTGTGAGTTCGATTCTCACCTGAACCACCAAATTATGGGCGATTAGTAAAATGAATATTACACAAGGCTACGAACCTTGAAGTGGGAGTTTGATTCTCTCATCGCCCTCCAAAATGCCGAGGTAGCTCAGTGGTAGAGCAGCGTCTTGATAAGGCGTTGGCCAAGAGTTCAATTCTCTTTCTCGGTACCAAATATCTCGCTGGTGTAATGGCAGCATAGCGGTCTCCAAAACCGTTGGTTGGGGTTCGAGTCCCTGGCGGGATGCCAATTTAAAAAAGGTGATTAATATGAAAAATTTCAATATAGAAGAAGTCAGACAATACCTTGCAAATCAAGGTCCTGATACCAAGGTTTATCTTGGTGCCGACTCTGAAAGAATCAGGGTAAATGGTGTTTGGTATGCTGACTATGCTCTAGCAGTTGTAGTTCATATTGATGGCCGACATGGTTGTAAGATTTTCGGATATGTTCACCGTGAATTGGATTACGACCATAAGAAAAGTAAACCTGCTATGAGGTTGATGACTGAAGTTTATAAAGTTTCAGAATTGTTCCAATCATTAGCAGAAGTGTTGGAAGATTATCATGTTGAAGTTCATCTTGATTTGAATAAAGATGATATTCATGGTAGTTCATGTGTTGTTCA